GTCTTTTTATCTGTTATAGAGTTCACTTCTTTAGATATAAACTGTACAACTGTTTCGTATGTAGTATAAATATCAACATGTTTTCTAGGGTTAGGTATGAATTTTCCATTTACATATAACCATAATGGTCTTGTTCTCATATATTGATATGCTACTGTTCTTATAATCTGAGAAAAAGGTGTTCCATTGTCCATTGTTGGTTCAACATATCTTGATAGTTCATTTACACGGTCAATTGACTTATCAGTAAATCCTTCCCCTACAGACGAGTACATTGATATATCTGCTAAATATTTTAGCATATCTATACGCTTGGATAATGTGGATGCAACTTGTGTGGCTTGTTCTGTATCAGCGCCTCTCATAATTAGAAAGTCAGCGATATCTTCAATGCTTGTTAAATGTAATCCTAGTATATCTCTGGCAATATTTTCTATATTATTAGCTTTTAGGTTTCTTGGAAAATTGCCTTTATTTAATAAACTTGAAAGTCTGCTAAATCCTTCACCTGTGATCACCCTATCTTCGGATGACGTACCTATTTGTTTAAACCATAACTGCAGATTTATGTCAAGACCAACTATTGGACAAAATGGTAGATTTCTGTTTTCAATAATATTGCCACTTTTAAAGCTCACACCTGGTATAAATTTATCTTTTAACATATCATTTATCTCTGATTCATTTTCTATTAGATATTTAAAATGTTTTATAATATAATAACTCCGTTCCTGTTTCCACTTAATATTTATAACTTCCATGTGTTTATCGTCTTCTATAGCTTCTTTTAGCTCTTGATCGTAACGTTTAAAATAAGCAGATCTGTCATCTTTCATGCCTTTATTATTCATAAGTCTTTCATAGGCAGCCTTTGAATTATTAATTTTTTCAATGTGTATTGAATAATCATAGGTTTTTTCACGTGCCAAACCTTCACTTAAATCTTCTGACACCTGTTTCACTATATTATCTATGTTTTTTGGAGGTGTTGACTTTAAAACTTGTATACATGCATTTATTTTTGTTCTTACTTCAGGGCTCCAATCATGCAGACTTATCATAATATCTATATTTGGATCTACATTTGTCATTATATCCATGCCTATTCCACCATCGGAAACAGGAGTCCAAATTAGTTCAAAAGGAAGACTTAAACTGAAACTATCACCATTTGAGTCCATAAATTTTACTCCCCTAGTTATATTCCATTCAAGATATCTACGTACTAATCCCCATATTGTTGAACCTCCTCTGAATTCGTATTCTCTATACTGACCTAATCTAGCTCTGAATCTTTCTATAGGATCAATTGTTCTGTTTATATTTTCT